GATCCGGAGAGAGGCGCGCGGGGAAGGTGCGGCCGTCCTGCTTACGGCGCACGCGGACCGGGCGGTCGTCGAAGGCGCCGCCACCCTCGCGGCCGGTGACGGGCGTGGATGCCATCAGCGCCACCTGCGCGGCGCCCAGGGCGCCCATGATAGCGGCCGGAGCGACGCCGGTCGGCCAGCCGCCCCACTGCACGAAGGTCTTGGTGACGGCCAGCGCGGTATTGATAATTGCCTGGGCGATGTTCATACGCTTCTCGCGCTCAGCCTGCTGCTGCGCCAGCTGCTCCTCCTTCGCCTCCTGCTCGAGGCGCATCTTCTCGATCTCGGACTCGTACTGGGCCTGCGTGATCAGGCCGGCGTCGAGCCGCTTCTGCAGAGCATCCTGCTTCTCGTCGTTCGCTTTCTTGTAGGCCTTCAGCTCCTGCTGCTCCTTGGCCGCGGTCATCGCGAGGGCCTGGCTGGCGATCTGGAATCCCTCCTGGGCGAGCCCGCCCATCGCCGTGATGGCATTGCCGAGATCCATGGCGCCGAACTTCCCCTTGGAGAGGTTGCTGAAGAACTGGTCCCACTGCGCCTGACTGACGCCGAAGAGATTTCCGTTGCTGGTACCGGACCAGAATCCGCCATCGGACTCGCCCGCCAGGGCGGCCGAGGTCTCGGTGATTTCCTTGATGACCTCCTGCAGCTTTTTCTTGAAGGCGTCCAGCTGCTCCTCCGGGATGGCGATGCCCTCGAACTCGCCAGTCTCGACGATGTGCTCCAGGAGCGTGTGCAGGCTGTTCAGGTACTCGAGATCCAAGGCGCCGAGCTCCTGGTTCATCTGCTTCCGGAGCTCCTTCTCCTCGGCGGATCCCTTCTTCACTTGGGCGATGCGGTCCAGCCAGTAGTTCTCGCGCTCGGCGCGCTCCAGCTCATGGGCGCGCTGCATGGCGGCCATCTTCTGGTTCTGGGCGTCCGTCTCGATCTTCGCCAGGTTCAGCAGGTGCCTCTTATCGACCAGCTCCAGCATCTCGGCGTTATCCTGGTACTTCTTCCGCTCCTCGGCATAGCGGGCGTCCTCCTGGATCCGGGCCTTCTTCACGGCATCCGTCTCCAGGTCGGCCAGCAGCTGCGCCTTATCCTTGGCCAGCTGCTCCTCCTTCTTCGCCTGGGTCTTCGCGGCATCCTCCCGGTGCTTGGCGATCTTCTCCAGCAGCTCGTTCTCGAGCTTGAGCCGGTCGGCGCCCTTCTCCTTGCCGGCAGCGAGTCGGGCGGTCAGGGAGGCGACCTCCAGCTCGTACAGCTGCTGGTCGTATTCCTCCTTGGTGGCGATCTCCTGCTCGTTGTATTTCCGGGTCAGCTCAGCCTTGGCGGCGAGGAAGGCCTCATCGCTCTGCAGGGACCAGGTAGACTTTTTCTTCTTCCCGTTGTCGCCACCGTCACCACCATCGCCGCTATCGCCGCCAGCGCCGCCGGAGCCGCCGCCATAGTACGAATCCTGCCCGCCCAGGAACCACACCTGGCGATCCAGGAATTCCTGGTTGGCGCCGCGCATGACATACGCAGCATCTCGCAGGCGGTCGACCTCGGCCTTCCAGCGCTTCCGGTTCCGGGATCCGGACGTCGATGCGAGCTTCGCTTCGGCGGACGCCAGCTGCTGCTCGATCTTCGCCTGGTCCTCGATGATGGCCTGGCTGATCTTATCGAGCGCCTCCTTGCGGGCCTCCTCGCCTTCCGCGAGCTCCACGCCGTACATCTCCCAGAGACTGCGCACATAGTCGGCAGTGCGGCCGGCGACCTCGTCGGCGGATGCGCGGTTCTCTTCCGGAGTGATGGACCTGATAAAGTCGCGCAGCGCCAGGACGGCGTCTTTGACGAATCCGGTATTCTCCCGGAGCGAGAGCGTGAACCGCTCCCAGGCGGACTTCAGGGAGATGAACGCGCCCTCGGCCGTGTTCATCTTCTTCTCGGCGATATCCTCCAGGACGCCGCTCGTATCCTCCAGCTCGGAGCGGAGGGTGATGGCCGAGTCGGCTCCGGCCAGGAAAGTATTGAACGCGGCGACGGAGCGCTTATCGGTCAGCTCGAGCGTGGTGGCCAGGTCGATGCCCTGGGCGTTCAGGCGCTTCAGACCGTCCATCAGTTCCGGGAAAGTGCGGACCGGCTCGCCGAGCGCCTTGGCGAGCTTGCCGTTGGCGTTCGCCAGGTTCAGGATGATATTCCTGGTCGCCGTGGCGGCGGTGGACGCCTCGAAGCCCGCGTTCGCGAGCGTGCCGAGCAGCGCGGCCGTATCCTTGACGCCGAGGCCGAACATCTTGGCCACGGGGCCAACGGTCGCGAGGGCGGTCTGGTAATAGTTGAAGGAAAGGGCGCTCTTATTCGTCGACAGGGTGAGCGTGGCCAGGGTGTCTTCCGTGTCCTCCGCCTGCAGGCCAAACATGCGCAGCGCGGCGCCGGACAGGGCGGCTGCCTCGGAGAGGTCGGCGCCGATGGCCGTGGCGAAGTTCAGAACCGGCTCGCCCATGGCGATGATCTCCCTCTCGGTAAAGCCGAGCTTCGCCAGCTCGATCTGCAGGCCGGTCGCCTGCGTCGCCGTGTATTTCGTCGCAGCGCCCAGGCGCAGGGCCTCGTCCGTCAGCAAGGAGATATCCTCGACGTTCTTTCCGAGGATGGCGGCGAGGTCGACGTTTGCCTGCTCGAAGTCGCCGATGGTCTGAGCGCCTTCGCGGATGGATGACCAGGCGCGCTTGAGAAGCAGTAGGGCGGCGCCGACGCCGGCCGCAAACTTGGCGATGCCGCCGGTCAGGGCGCCCATGGATGTACCGGCCCTGCTGGACTGACCGCGCAGCTCCGCCAGACGGGCGTTCGTCTCCTGCAGCTGCTTATTCACGCGCTCCCACTCCGCGGTGCCGGGCGCCATGTTTGCCAGCTGGGCACGCAGCTGCTTCGCGCGGTTCGTGAGCTCGGCGATGGTCATGCTGCCGACGGACATCTGGCGGCGCAGCGCCTCGATCTCCGCCTTGTTCTGCTTGACGGTGGCGGTCTCGGCCTTGATGGCGGAGGACAGCTCCTTATACCGGGCGGTGTCCGTCTGCCCCTGCTTCGCGAGCATCTCCTGCTCCTTGCGCATTTGGCGGATGGATGCCGTAGACGCATCCACCGCCTTCTCCAGATCCAGGATCTTCTTACGGCCGGAGTCGCCATTCACGATGACGTTCAGCCGGAGATCTTCGTCGCGTATTACCTTTCCCATAGAGCCGTGATTTCTGAAACAAAATTAGCCGCCATCCGGCAGCGGAAAAGGACACCTCCGATGCGCGAATAGCGGCTGCAGGACAGGCTATTGCGAGGCGGACTCCAGCTTCCGGAACGCCGCCGCCACCTCGTCCGTGAAGCCGTACATCAGCCGCTTAGCGATGGATGCGTAGGCGCCGAAGATGAACCGGTTGTGGATGCGCAGTCGCCGGTTCCGGCGGTTCTTAATATCCAGGAACCGTTCATAGACGGGATGCGTCAGCGTCAGCCTTCCGTCCATCGCGTCGCCGCTGGCCACGGAGATCGAGCGGCCGGTCTCCAGTCGCCCGGTACCGCGCCGGTACCCGGCCGATATCGCGGCGCCCTGGTTGCGCAGCAGGCGCCGGCCTTCCGTCTCCAGGGTGTCCTGGATGAACCGTTCGCGCGCGCCCATCAGCTAAGGGTGATTTCGATGCTCCAGCCGGACCATCCGCCGAACATGGAATACTCCGGAATGACATTGAGGTCCGTGAGCGTGAAGCCGGTCAGCAGCGGGCAGGTGCCGCAGCTCAGGTCTTCATCCAGCTTATCGAGGATCGCCTGGGCGATCTCCAGCAGCCGGAGATAGGTCGCGTCTGCGAGCTCCGGCGTTCGCGCCGGGCCGTTGATCTTGGCCAGGACGAAGATCGCCGTGGACACGCTCTCGCTGAAGCTGTCCGTGTCACGGCCGTAGTCCTGGGCCTCCGGCATGGCTGTGAGGATCTGATCCCCGGCAGCCTTGGTGAGCTGGCCTGTGGCGTTCTCCTGGTCCACCACCCGGATCGGCGTGATATCCGGATAGTCCCTCAGCCGGAATCCGACCAGGTATTCAGTGAGCCTTCTGAGCTTTTGCAGTCGCTTCATATCGTTTAGCCTCTTTATGGTTGGACCACAGGATCGACAGCACGCTGAAAAGCGGCTCCTCGTCCACGCGGTCGATGTTTCCGATGGTATGATCCTTCGCCAGCTGGATCAGGAGATCGTTCCAGGTCATCGACGGCCCGCGGCTGGTACCGCCGTCCGGAGCGAAGAGCAGAGACAGGTCGACCTCCTCGCCGTTCAGCACCAGCTTCTCGGTCTGCAGGAACTGGAGGCAGCAGCAGAACCAGGCGAGCACCAGGCTCTTCTGCCACGGGCGCAGGCGGGCCGCCCGGCGACGGTCCCGCTCGAAGCCGCGTCCGGACATCGGCCCGGCGTTCCGGCCCGCCCTGTTCTTTTGCCGGCAGCGGCTCCGGTACAGGATGCCGATGCAGTCGTCCAGGTCGCCCTGCTCCTGGCTCCGGACGAAGGACTGCACGGCCATGGCGGCGGCGCGGAATTCCCCGAAGGTGAGATCTTGCAGCAGGTCCTCGGGACCATGGAGACGGCCGACGCGCGGAAGCGGATTCACGACGGTGTCCAACGCGAGCCGGATGGTCCCATTCTCCTCGGTGAAAAGGAATCCGAGGCACTGCTCGCAGAGTCGGTACACGTTCTCGGCCGCATTCCCGCGGGCCGGGCGCACCCGGAGTCCCAGGAGCTTGTAGAGCATCCGGACGTTGAACTCCAGCGGAGAGGCGCTGCGCTCGTACATCCGGAAGGCGTAGCGGATCTGCTCCGGAGTCATCTCCGCCCAGCTGGACGGAATCTCCGTCGCTCGGCCGCTCTGGTATGCCTCGATCCTGGTCATTGTGCCGTGAAGAATTTATTCTTCGGATCGTTCCGCGGCTGCGGGTCGTAATCCCGCCAGGGGTTGAGCCCGGCCGCCAGCAGCTCCGCGAGCTCGCCGCGGGCCTCGGCGATCTGACCCTCCAGGCCGGACACGTAGGCGTCCATCTCCTCGAGGGTGGCCGTCCGGCTGGAGCGCCCTCCGTTGTAGGACGGGCAGAAGCGTCTGGCGATAGACAGCGGGAACACCTCCAGCGACCAGCGGCGGACAGCCTTGACCAGCGCCGACAAGATCGCCCAGCGCTGGCAGACGCGCAGCAGCGCTTTATCTCCCTCCGCGACGGGGTTCGCAGTGATCGCCGACCACTTGCTTTCGCCTATCATCTTATGCAGCAGCGCCTGGCTCTCGATGATCAGACCTTGCAGCATATAATACACATAGTAGGACCCGTCCACCGGGTACACCGCTTCCAGGTCTTCGATGGTCTTGACGATGGAATCCGCGATCCTGGACTTTGCCGGAGAATTCTTCCAGGAATCCGGCTTTTTGTCTTCCAGGTAGGCGTACAGCGCGTCGAGCGCCCGGTACCAGCGCTCCTGTTGTGCGCGCTCGTCCCGGTCCAGCATCCACTCCCAGGGCATCTTCTCGTTCCCGTCCACCTTGACCTTGCTCCCGCTGTCCTCGTGGGACACCAGGTTTCCGCGGCTGTAGCGCGCCACGGCCAGGATGGCGATGGGCGTGCGGACGGCTGCGACGAAATCGGCATCCTGGTTGTTGTGATACGCGGTGTCGGCAGCTTCGACGACGCCGGTACCGACGAGGCTGGCCACGACGCGGGTGGCATCCACGACTTCGCTCTGGATGACGGAGAACTGATTGGCGGCGGCGTAATAGCCGGTGATCTCCTGCAGCTCTTCTGAGCCATGGTTATCCTTGTTGAAAAGCATATCTATTCGTTTTTAAGCCGGTCCGCCGTAGGCGTCGCCTCCTCCGTCTTCACGGAACGGTGGTAGAAGCCGACGCGCAGATCCTTGCCCGGGAAGTTAAATGCGATAGCCTGGTTGATGGGCTCCAGCACCGTCGACTCCGGAATCTCGGTGTCGCTGGAGAGGAATAGCTTGAAGGCGTAGAGCAGCTCGGATCCAGAGGCGAGCTTGCCGTTGATGATCAGGTTCGAGAGGGCCGGGTGCAGGCCCATGCCGGAGGTGATGGCGGAAGCGGACGCCTCGGAGATCTTCAGCTGGCTCTCCACGAAATCCTTGATCTTCTGGTCGATCGGATCGATGTGCCAGGTGACCTCGTGGCCGCTTTCGTCCGTCACGTCGACGGTATGGAAGAACTTGCCGGCATTCTCCTTGCCGGAGAGCACGGCCGTCAGGTTCTGCAGGAACGTCTCGGTCATCTTGCCGATCTCCTCCTCGATCTTCGCGTCGTCCGCGGCCCACTCCGGATTGATCCGGCGCAGGATCTCGCGTTTCTGATCCCAGTATGCGCTCGGGGAATGGATGTGGTAGGCGAGGTTCAGGCCGTTCTCGGTGACGTACTTGAAGATCGTCGGGATCTCGCTTCCGCGGATGATCCAGCGGAGCGTCCCCCAATACTGGGGAATCGAGTAAAAGTCTCGGCCGAAGGAATACGTGCGGTTGTACGATGCGCTGGCGGCATATCGACCGGGATCCTTCCGGTCATAGACGGGATAGGCCCGGATGCCGGTACCCACGCAGGCCCGCTCGAAGTCGCCGACGAAGATGTGCTTGACATCCTGCAGGTCGTGCGTGTCCACCCACTCCAGGCGGGCGTTCTTGGCGGGGATGTGCTCCAGGCGGGCGATACGCGGCGCGCGGCCGATGCGGATCCCGCGCTCCAGGTAGCAGGCGTTGAAATATCCCTTCAGGTGCAGATAGTCAGCCAGGGCGCCCTTAGCGTAGGACACCACGTCCCAGCTGTGCAGCCATTTCTCCACCTCATAGTCCTGGATCCACTCGCGGGTGATCTCTCCGTCCCGAAATGCCAGCCGGTACAGGAAAAGCCCCTGGCCGTAGATGAGGCCAAGCTGGCGCTCCAGCACGCCGGGCGCGAGGTTGTTGTCGTCCAGGATATCCCGGAGCCGGGACGGGAGATTGTTGTCGTGCCCGAACGGCACCACATTCTCGCCGGCCACGCTGTACGGCATCACCTCCCAGTTATTGACCACATTCTGCCAAAGCAGGCCCGGGATCTGGCCGTCCCCGCTGCGCGTCGACAGGGTGAACACCCGGCCGTCATCCATGTGCGCCGCATAGGCGTATTGACTGATCTTTTCGACTTTCATACTGTCACTTTTTCTCCGTTGAATGTCATCAGCAGCGGGTGCCAGAATCGCCTGGGCTGCATAGTGTCCAGGTCTATATAGCGCTCCTGCTGCTCGGCGTTTTGGTTGAAGTCCAGCCGCTCGCGCATCATCGTCCTCCCCTGGCGCACATACACGACGCCGTCCGAGGTTCCTTTGCTGGAGTTGTACGACATGAACGAGAAGGAGAACGGCTTCCCCTCGCGGGAGAGCCGCCGCATCTCGTTGATGGCGTCATACAGTTTCACAGATACAAAGTTATCCGCGTATTAGGCGCAAAAAAGGACAAAGAATTGCCGTGGCCGTCACGGTCTCCGGG